TTGCCTCACCTCCCTTCCGGAAGCGCTTGGCGTAATCAGCGTAGGCGCAGGATATGTCCTGATAGATGGCGCGCAGGGTGCGGAGCTTGGGATCTCCAGCAGTCAGACCGCCGTACATTTTCTTGTAGTCGCGCGGCCGCGCCATTCCGTCCATCTGAATGAACATCTTGCGGTACTGCTTGGCGATCTTGCGCTTATGCTCCGTATTGAAGAAGTCTCCCGGGCGGACGAACAGCATCTCCTTCAGGAGCGCACGGTAGTCCTTGGTGTCCTCGC